AATCTGTGTAATCAAGCCTCCTCTTTTTGGAGGCTATAAAAGGCGATCCATTCATTTAATTCCTCGATCGTGAGATCGTAGAGATCCTTCACAAAACATTTCTTCCTGTCCGCCAGGGCAAAGAGGTTTCTTCGGAATGGATCATCCTCTAATTTTTTTTTAATTCTGCAAACGGGATCACCTTCTGGATCTCATTTGAGATCCGGCTGATGATTGCCCAATCCATCTTTTCGAGATAGGGTTTGTCCTCGACCGTAAAGACCTTCTTGCCTTCGGAGTCCTCGGCTTTTTCGATGATCGTATGGACATGAAAATCTTTTGAACTTGCGCCGCCACCCGAAAGGGTCATGATTTTTTCCATCTCGAGGACCGTGACCGGCGTAAAATAGATCGTCTCGTCGAGCTCGGGGATCTCCATCGATCGACGCCGGTCCTTCTGAAGATACTCAAGAATTTTGTCTCGCAACATGTTCTCCTCCTGCTTCGCTGATCAAGTCTGCTTCGACTATGTTAACGCGATCGCGATCTCATCATCACCCGTATTCAGACACGGCTGAAAATCGATTCCCAATGTCCGGATGCCTCCGCGATCTCCATCGGCGATGGCCGCATATCTCACCTTCGGGCAGGTGATTGTCACGATGTTGCCCGCTGCACCCGTGGCGGCAAGAGAGAGCGCCCCCAGAGTTCCAGGGGTTTTCCATTTGCCATAAAAATCAAGGGTCGCCACGGTGACAAGCTCAGGATCGAGAGAGCCTTTGGGATTCCGGCCGGTGATGAGCGTGCTCAAAAAACCTGAAGGGGAATTAATGCTTCCCCTTTTTGCGAGCACATTGGCCGTATCGATATCCACCTTGGAAACGATGGCCGCATAGGAATCAATCAAAAGCGCTGCGCTCAGAAAGGCCGGAGGAATGATCGTTGAATATGACATCCCTGTCAGAAGAGCCCCATCGACCATCTCGAAATCAGCCCCTTCGAATTCGAAGTGTAGGATCCCGGGCTTGCCCGCTTCGATAGAGAGGCTGACGTTTCCCCTGGCTCCCCAGATCCGCTTGATCACGCCATCCAAATAGCCTCCGAGCGTCATCGAGGGAATCGAATCGGTCGCAGGTTTATAGGTGACGGAAGTCGATGCGACTATGGTCTCCGAATATCCGCACGCCTTCATCAGTTTTCCCCAGTAGGGGGCGGTACCGGCGGTGCCGGATCCCACGAGCTCGCAATCGAAGGCGATCTTTGCCGAACGTTGTCCGGAGACGCTCGGGTCTCGGGAGAGAGTGCCGCGAAGAAGATCCCTTTGATATTGTTCGATGGTCGGCGTGAAGGCCAGGCCCTTGTGAAGAAAGGCGTCGGCAGCCGCCAACGTCATCTTCGTCCCCTCTGTTGTCTCAATTATTGCTGCGATTTGGGTCGCAAATTGTCTCATCGGCATATGTCGTTCCTCCTTTTAGTCGTCACAGGTTAAGGTTTAGGTTAAGGTTAAGGTTTAAATTAAGAGTTTTCTTTCTCAACCTCAGCCTTAGCCTCAGCCTGTTGAACTTGTTCGATCTCTTGGCCGTTTTCGTCCACGATGTACGTGATCGCTTTTTTGATGGTTGGGATCTGAGTATGTTTTTCTTCTTCCATGTGTGGCCTCCCAGGCAGGGCTAAAGCCCTGCGCTACAAAATAACTCCAGGGCCTGAACTCCACGTAGTTCAGGCCAATATAAAACGACACCTGGTTTTAAATTCCATAGAATAGGCCGAAAAGTTCTTTGTGTTGATCTCTGCCGCCTCCCTCGTCGGAAGCAGTGGATCTATGTTAAGGGCCAGGACGCTATTCGTCAGGACGGACCGCAGATCGTCGAGCATCTGGTAGGCGCCCACCAGGCCTCTCCTTGCCTCTCCTTTTCCTCTTAATGATTGGGCACACAATAAAATGGAGAACGTCATTGATTTGTCCTGAACTCCTGAGAGCAGGTGATCGAATTCTCCGCCCGAATAGACGACCAAGACACATGGAAGCTGCCCGGCAAAGAGGCGGATCTGTTCTTCGAGGTCGCCTCCCTCAATCTGATAGGAATCGATCTTTTTGCAATACGATCCCATTGCCGAGGTCTTGAGAGTGTTGATAATTGCGTCTTCAATTTCTGTTATGGTATAGCTCATTCGCTTCGCTGCTTCGCTGCTTCGCTGATTACACGGATTAAAAATCCCGATTACACGGATTTTAAACCCTTGATTACATAGATTTCTTTAATCGGTGTAATTAGATCTCCTCTTTGAGGAGATCTTAAAATCCCATCTGTCTCACCTGGATGAGCAGGTCTTTCTCGTCTGTCTGGTCAGGCTGCCCCCCCTTGGTCCAGGTCGTTTTAAAACGGGCGTAATAGTCTGTGCTATTCGTTCCGTTTTTTATCGTCACAAAGACATAATAATTCACGGCATCGAGGGACGGCGTTCCTTCGACCATCGAGGTGGTCACATCCGTCCCTGTCGAATCATAGACCTTCACCTCGACGGCATTGAGCGCATAGCCGCTAACGATGAGTTTCTCGGCCACATCAGCAAGCTCCGCCCGAATAGTTTTCTGCTCGGATGGCTGCTTCTCAAATACTTTGTCGAAACTGGCAATTGCCATAATCAATTCCTTTTTGCAATAAAAGACAGAATTTTCTGGTATGCCCTGAAGGTCAAGCTTTGTCCCTCCGCCTTAAAGGTCATAATTTTCTGGTACGCCCTGAAGGTCTCGGCATACGTCGTGATCGGTTCGATCAATAGATATCGCAGGTAAAAAAGGGAGCCTGGCGAGATCGATCTCGAGAGCGTCGCCTTCACAAAAATGCGATCAGGATAAGAAGGCATCCATTTATCGAGGGTAATGGTTTCTTTCCTGGGAATGTCACCGAGGAAAAGAGATCCCGCCAGTATCGAATGTAAGCGTGTGGGCTTAGGGAAATAATCGGGGAATCGACCCAGCCACTTGTCGGGAGTAATGGACTCGACGCTGGGAGGAACCCATAGGAATGGCGGTTCGGGTTGCCTAAACTTTGAGATGGCAGACTTTAAAATATAATCCGGATATTCTGACTGCCATTTGTCGAGGGTAATCGTTTCCGAGCGCGGTATGTCGGCCCAGAAGAGGGAACCGCTGAGTATCGCCCGAGAGAGTGCTGCCTTAGGGAAATAATCAGGGTAGCGACCCAGCCACTTATCCGCAGTGATAGTTTCGGCGCTGGGAGGAACCCATAAGAATGGCGGTTCTGGTTGTCTAAACTTCGATTTGGCAGGCTTTAAAATATAATCCGGATATTCTGACTGCCATTTATCGAGGGTGACGCTTTCTGAACGCGGGATGTCGCCTAAGAAGAGCGCCCCAGATTGTATCGATCTGGGCAGGGATGGCTTAACTTTTGGAACTTGATCAACGTAGCGAGGTTGCCATTTGTCAAGAGTTATTCTCTCGGCACGCGGTATGTCGCATAAGAAGAGACTTCCCGCGAGTATCGCGGTCGGCAGGGCGAGTTTACGGAATATGAAGTTGGGGAAAGTCGGCAGCCACTTATCCGGGGTCGTCCTCTCCGTAGAAGTTGAGACTACTTCGGCTTTCCCTTGATATTGCCAACGGGCCATTAGTTAGCCTCCCTACTTTTCAAGTATGCCCAACTTTTTCTCAATCGGTATGCAGGCATCACAAGATGGATGCCCGCATGTGACGGCCATGCAGTTCATACAGAATCCCCTGCGAGCGCCCGATCCTCTGACGCTGAGAAAATGGCCTCCGCAATGTGGACACTGAAGAGTCGTGCCCACCTGCACGCCGTCAACGATAAAGGCGCCATGCTCCCTGCGCTCCCATTTGGCTCTTTTGTATTGATCATCCATCGTTCGCTCTTTAGGGACGCCTCCCAATTTTTAAGAGGGGACACTTCCCTATTTCCTGCAGCAGGCATTATGAAAAATCCCATGAGAAAAATAGGGAGGTGTCCCTAAATTGGGAAGTGTCCCTTATTTTACTCCATGAAAATCAGAGTAGCTTCCATCACAAATGTCGCATTGGCAGTAGGGTTCATCAGAACCAAGCCCGTAGCTGCGCCAGCCACTGCACAGATCTCTGACCCTGGAGCAGCGACCCACCTGAAGGTCGCCCTCTGGTTTTGGCCCCACTGAAGCAGGGCTGGAGTCACCAGGGTTCCGCCACCGGTTCCACCGTAACCGGCGGGAGAGATGCAAGCCAAATCACTACCGTCCAGCGGGATCGGAGTCACTGCCGTCCCGCCTGTTACGAGGGCGGTTATCCTATTGATTGCGAACCTCGCTGCGTTATCGGCAGGCGCGCCTGTCGAGCCGACGAGGATGTCGAAAAGCCTCGCTCGGACGGCGGCGGTTGAATGAATGTACATAGCTGCAAGGGTCGCACTGTTAGGGGTTGTTAGGTTTGCCGGTACTGCATAATTCTTCATTTTAGTATCCTCCTTTTGTTGAAAATAATTACGGCGATTTTAAATCATCGCAGAAATCATTTTTTGTAATCGCTGTAATCTTCATGGTTTAATATGGAATCACCTCCCTTTTTTCAAGGAAAGGTTTAGAGACCTCTGGATGCCAACTATCGGCATAGATGCCACCTGCTGCCACATTCCCACCTTCCCAATCGTCCCAGCGAGAGGCATAATACGCCGTAAGTCCTGGACTCCCAGATTCTATTGCCGAATCTGTTTGGGTTGTTTGATCTACTCCATTGACGCTTGGAGTTAAAGTTGTTCCTTCGATTCTAAGTTTAAGAAGATCATTTGTGTTCAGAGAGATTGAATAGTCAGAACCTATTTGGGTAAAAACACCAGCCACCACTTTTTCCATCTTTTGGACATTCGCAGGATTATAATATCCCCAAAAATATAAAGTTTTGGCTCCAGAAGCAATGCGCACTGCCACCCTTGAATATGTGTATATGGTCGCTGCTTTAGCTTGAGAATATTGGTCCTTAGCAAAAACATCAGCATTCCAGAAAGAACCTCCTTCATAACTCCCGCCCTGGTTCGGTGCATACCGATTAGAAGATATTTGACCAGCCTCGAACCCCGTGATGGTCGTCCAATTACCTCCTATGGGATTGGCATCAGTTCTGTTAAAATTATCAGTTGCAGGTAAACTCATTTAAAATTCTTCTCCGCTTATCTTCAATTTAATTATCCCCAATTCTTTTACTTTTATATCGATGGCTTCTTTTACGGTTTTTTCTCCAGATATGGCAAATAAATCACTTGCTATTAGATTCTTCGTGGCTTGATCTCCTTTACCATCTGCAATTTGAGCAACGGTGAAAATCTTAATCAGATAGGAAAGAAAATCCCTTACCGTTATTCCCACCACCATATTCTTATCAATGCCATTTGCTACAAGAGTGGTATGGATAGTATCCAACATGGCCTGTTCCCCCAGGCCTTGTTTTAATTCTGCTTCATCTTTATAAAGTAAAGAAACAGGGATAACTTTTAAATCCTTTTCGATGGCCATATGCGCATCATCTGAGGCATGGACACAACAAATCGAGATATGTCGTGCAGGATTATCAATCTCATCAAACCAATCCCCTGCATGAATATCAATCAGATCATTCAAAATAGACCGATATGGATCAAGAAATGTTCCAGTTCCCTTTTGTGGTGCGAGATAGAATCTAATTTTCATGGTAATCTCCTTTCAGTCGCTTACCTGATTACGCGGATTTTAAAAGAGAGATTACACTGATTTTAAATCCCTGCCTGCCGAAGCCTTGGCGTAGGCAGGTGTGGAATCGTGTTCTTTAATCTGTGTAATCAAATCGCCTCGATTTAATAATTGTCTAAACTCCCTGAACTGCCATCGCTCTTCTTTCCTTTCGAGAATGTCCGGTCCTCATCCGTGTGTGTTGCCTCGATTTGATCCTCATAATCCGCTTCGGTCGTCGGTGGCAAAGCTGCTTTGCCGGTTGAGATATCGCCGAGATGCTTGATTGCATCCTTATAATTATCCTTGATGAGCTCGGGCGCCACTGCCCGCCGGGTGTAGAGATAGTAGATTGCCAATGTGATCGAGTGTTGCTTGATGATGGGCGGAACCGTCACAAAGGGGACGGTTGCCACCTGGCCGCAATAGCTATCGATCAAGGCATCGGCCTTGGCGATGGCCGCCGTCACACGCGCTTCGTTGACGATGCCTGCGCTCTCGTCATCGGTGAGGCCGACGAGTTCGTCTTCGGAGATCTCGGTCAGGAGATCGGCTTTAAGTGAATAAGGCATCGTTCGCTCCGCTCACAGGTTGAGGCTGAGGCTAAGGCTGAGTAATTAACTTACGCTCAACCTTAACCTTGACCTTAACCTTATGTTTTTAGTATTAATCTAACAACGTATCTTTCCACATGAAGCCACAATCAAGACTAGTGGCGAGGATATGGATTTTCTCTGCCGCCTCGTAAACATCCTGATGTCTCCCGTCTTCTCTCCAGGTGGTAACTCTCACTCCACCAGGGAAGAGACCTGACCGGGCGATGTATCCGGCGGAAGGAGCCTTCAATCCAGGGTTCGGCGCTCTGAAAAACAGGAACGCCATTCCCTTTGTAGCGGTATTTTCCCAAATCCTGACCGCCGTGAAATCGAGTCCCGTCTTCAGTTCTTTTGCGGAACTGTAAACCGCTGGGCCAACAATCACGTCATTAAGATCGAGCATTGCCGCCAAGAGGTCTGCCGTCAACACGCCTCTCTGGGTATATTTGATCTTGTCGAGAACTTCAGCGCACTGTGTGAGCGCCATATATGTGCCGACATCCATCATAAGGCAGTTCGGCATCAGTCCGGTAAGACCCTGAAGCGTTGCCTTTCTTGCAAGGACATCGGTCAAAAAAGTATTCGTCGCTCCGGGTGGAGCCCAAAGACCATTGGCATCCTCTCCTGCAGCAGCCTGCCCACCCCATGCGGTTGCCTTGACAAGGGCGGCGCAAAGGATTTCTCTCTTCATCAGGATTTTATCCGTCGCATAAGCGATGGCATCCTGATCCGGCTGAAGAGGAGGCCCGCCCATTGCACCGGCGACCTCACGATCCTCATCCGTCACTTCTTTTGCGAAGGCATATTCCTTGGGGATGACATCGAGGTAGTCCAACGGATATCCGCCCCTTGGGGCTTCGCCTCCGGGACCTCTCGCCTGAGCCTCGTCACGAAACCAAGCGCCCTTGAGGTAACGGACAATCTTGGCTTCCGGAGGGACGTTATCAATCAAAGGGAAAATCCGATCGGCAACATAGACCGGATTGCGATACGACACACTCACATTCTGAAGAATGGAAGGAACTCCTGTTTTACTTAATGGTAGTGGCATTTTCTTGAACCTCCTTTTTTTAAATTTCGCTATAGGGGACACCTCCCCCGTGGAGTGGCGGCTTCGCCTACTCCACAGGGGAAGTGTCCCTGCTATGAGCGGTTTAACGGTTTAGATATCTTCCGTCAGCAC